ACAACTAGCAGCGGTTCTGGCACGGGTGCAACATTCAAAGTAGTAGTAGCGGCAGGTGGATCGGCCACGGTAACTATACAAAATAGAGGTTCAGGGCATGCAGTCTCGGATGTTTTAACTATTTCAGGTGGAGACGTTGGTGGGACTACTCCGGCTGATAATATTAGTGTGACTGTAAGTGCGCTTATACCTAACGATAACTATGCTACTGAGGCGATTACTGCAGGAACTTACTACATAAATGATGAAGTTACCAGTGGTGTAACCAAGCCAGCCGGTGTTAAAGGTTTTCAAATTAAACTTACTGCAACTACAACTACTGTAACTGCATCAATTGAATCTGCTGGCACTGGTTTTGCGCCGGGCGACAAGATTACAGTCGAAGCAGATACAATTCTTGGAGGTACTGCTAGTTCTCAGGATCTCATAATTCAAATTGATTCAATAACGAGTGAAAGTGGTAGTTTTTATAGGGCCACAAACATTGATGAAAACTCTACATTTGGCGCCTCAGTAGTTGTTCCTACTGCTGATGAGTCTACAATCAACTTTGGTCAATCAAACCGTTCAGTACTTGCTACTTGTAACCTTTACTTTGTAATGGAAACAAGTACTACAAAGCCAATGGTTTATAAGCTTGAAAATGCTCAAATTAATGAAGCTTCTATTGATTTCGAGGTTGATGGTATTGCAACAATTAACTGGTCTGGTTTCGCAAAGAATATTATAGATCTTCAATCAAAAGGCCATGTGCAAGTTGTTGCAGATCCTGCTTCACCGATTACTGAAACTTCCATGTTTGGACAGGCATCAAGTCCTAAGCACAAAGAAGTAATTCTTAGCTCAAATGAGGACTTTAAAATGTACCTTGCACTAGACACTAACGGGGGCGAAATAGCTGTTCCTTCCGTTAATGCTACTGCTGCAACAGCAGTAGTAGCAGCGATTGATACAGGAGTTGACTCAACAACTAACTTTATTCGAAATCGTCTAACTCAGCTTGTCTGTACCAGCAACTCCAGTGTAACTGCATTCCCTTCCCAAACTTATAATCTAACTCTTACGGGTGGAAATATTACAGTTTCAAATAACATTACCTACCTTGTACCAGAAGAATTAGGTAACGTAAATCTTCCAATTGAGGGTGTAACAGGTGGACGAACCGCTACTGGTAATTTTACTTGTTATCTAACACTGGATACAGCAGGGACTAACAGAGGTTCCTCTGTAGACTTGTTTAACGATATGACAACAAGCGGAAAAGGTCTAGATTTGGTTGTTAATGACTTCACAGTTACTTTCCAGATTGGAGGATCTGTATCAGGTGATCCAAGACTTTATGTAAAACTTCCAAAAGTTCATATTGATGTACCTGTTCACTCGGTAGAGGATGTAATTTCTGTCGAAACTGGGTTCGGGGCTTATACGGATGATTTTGGTATTGCTAATGAAATACAACTAGAATACTACGGTGTATAATAATTATTTATTTAAAACCCGCTTCGGCGGGTTTTTTATTTCCAGGTCATAAAAAATAATTCTTGACTTTTTTCCTGCGCTTCGATATAATATGTGGTATAAATCAACAATAATCTTTTAAGGACAAACCATGACCGATAAAAAACCATCTGTTTCTCTTGCGAGTCTTATGACTCCTAGTAAAACGGTAACAATCGATTTTCCCGGATGCTCAGGTATGACAGTGGATCTTTGTTACTTAGCTAGAGAGGAGCTGATTAAACTTCGAAAGAAGTGTGTAACAACAAAATTTAGTAAGAAAACTCGACAACCCGAAGAAGAGTTAGATGAAGAAAAGTTTTTAACAGAATATTGTAAAGCAGTTATTAAAGGGTGGAAGGGACTGAAATTTCGATACCTAGAAGAGCTTCTTTTGGTAGATATTTCTGAACAGGATCCTGATGATACACTGCAATATACTCAAGAAAATGCAGAACTTCTTATGAAAAATGCAGCAGATTTTGATACTTGGGTAACAGATACAGTAGGTGACCTAGAAAATTTTACCAGCAACAAGTAGCCCTTATTCAAAAGCTACTTGAACGTCTGGTAAAAGAAAGCGACTCAAAAATAGATGTAGATAAGTATTTACAAATATGTGAGCAGCTAGGACAAGAACCTGATCCAGAGAAGATGCCGCTAGAAACTTCTGATTTTCCAGAAGAGGTTCAGGTGGCATTTTTTATGTATAGTTTTTTATCAGATAGATGGGATGGGATGTCCGGCTCTTATCTAGGAAAGGATTGGACTATAATTGATTACTTATTTAAACTACACTATGTAGATAATAAGAAAGAAATTTTATACTTTATGAAATTATATGAAAGTATAATAGTAAATCATAGAGCAGAAGAAGCAGATAAAAAACGAAAGGCAGAAGAGCGAAAAGCAAAATCTGCAGGAGGTGGAAAAAACTACACCCATAATGTTCGCGGCTGATGGCTACTAATGAAATTAACTTAACCCTTAAAATCACCGAATCCGGAGATCTTAAGGTTGTTGGTAAAAAAGCCGAACAGGCCGCAGCAGGTCTTGATAAAGCTGGAAAATCTGCTCGCACCGCCGATCGAAATTTAAAAGGAGCTGCTAAGGCTTCAGCAAATTCTACTAAAAACTTTTCTAAAATGGCTCAGGGTATTTCTGGAGGCATTGTACCTGCCTACGCTACTCTTGCCGCTCAAGTTTTTGCCGTTAGTGCTGCATTTAACTTTCTTAAAGATGCCGGCAGTTTACAACTTCTTCAAACTGGCCAAGTAGCATATGCAGCTGCTACAGGTACCTCTTTGCGCTCTCTAACAAAAGATATTCAAAGAGCAACAGACGCTCAATTAGGATTCAGAGATGCCGCACAGGCTGCAGCAATTGGTACAGCAGCGGGGTTAGATCCTACACAAATTACAAATATTGCAAAAGCAGCAAAAGATGCTTCTACTGTTTTAGGCAGGGACCTCACTGATTCATTTAATCGACTTGTACGCGGTATTACAAAAGCTGAACCAGAACTTTTGGATGAATTAGGTATTATTCTTCGATTAGATACAGCTACTCAACGATATGCAGATTCTCTTGGTGTAAGTGCCGATGACTTAACAGCGTTTCAACGAAGTCAAGCTGTAGCAAATGATGTATTAGCGCAGTCTGAAGAAAAGTATGGAAAAGTTCTTGAAGTAGTAGGTGGCGGAGCAAACCAATTTGCGCAATTGTCGACTGCATTCGAAGATATTGTAAATGATTTGCGAAATTTTGCAGTAACCTTTCTAACTCCAATAGCCACTACTCTCAGTGAGATGCCACAGCTTATAGCTATTGCATTTGCTCCTTTTGCTGCTCAAGTTATTGGAACGGCTCTCCCCGGTCTCGATAGGCTTAGTACCGCTCTAGGAGAAATGGCAGAAACCGCCGAAACAAAATCAAAAGAAGCAGGAAAGTCCTTAAAAGAAAATCTGAGAAGTGATGATAGAGTAAAAGAATCTAGAGTTCTTCAAGGCGCGCTTCGAAAAGAAGTGGAGATGAATGCAAAAGCTCGTTTAGAAGATGTAAAAGCTCATAAAGGAAGTCTTTTGCAAAAATTAAAAGATGGAGACCAGCTTAATAATAGACAGCTTGCTCAAATTCGTGAAAATATATCAAATCAAGCACGAGGATATAATCAGCTAAATGCGACTCAAAAAGCAGCAGTACATCGAACTGTAAATGAAGTCGAAAGAGCTAATAAACTTGGCGCTACAAAAATTAAAGGAATCTGGGCAAGCACATCATTATACGTTCAAACACAATTAAAAAATATAGGAACCACAGCAAATGCTGTATTTGCAAAAATGGTAACTTTTGCCCAAGCAGCAGGGGCTAAAATTGCTTTAGCTCTCAGTGCCATCTCTTGGGTAACTTTAATTGTAAGTTTAGGAGCTCTTGCTCTGTCCTTTTTTCGCTCAGGAAAAGCGGCAGAAGAGAGTGGTCCTAAATATGATTATTTAAAAGAAAAATTAGCAGATCTTAAACAAGAAACTGAGCAATTTATTAAAGTACAAAATATTTTAAATAGTGAATTTGAAAATGGTTTTAAAACAATAGAAGCTGTTGGAAAAAGACTAGCAAATGTTTCTTCAGCTTCGATAGGGAAGGCTCTCAATAATTTAGCAAATCCGCTTTCTGGCAAGGATTCCTTTACTGTATTTATTGAAAAGTTTAATAAAGACGCAAAACTTGCTTCAGATGAATTAGCTGCAATAGAAGCTAGGTTAAAAAATGTAGCAAACTATCGAGAGGACATAATTGATAAGTCAGATGGCCGAGCGGCTCTTGGGTTTAAAATTGCTGATAAGGTCAATGATTTGTTTGGTGGGGAAGCCTTTGATCCTGTAGCAGGCGTACAAAAAGAGTATAATGAAGCTTTAGAAAGGTCAAAAAGAACACTTTCCGAATACTTAAAAGCAAAAGGGGATGAAAAAACTTCAACTGAAAATGCGGTAGCTATTCTTTTAGACGAAAAAGAGGTTATTAAAGGTATAACAAATGAAAGATTTCAAGAAAATAAAGCCGTTCAAGCTTATTTAAAAACTTTAGAAGACTTAGAAGAGGGTAGGGCGGTAGATACTGCAAATCTTTTAACTCAAAGAGACTTGGTTATTTCACTGGCAGATCAAATAACTAGACTTACTAGGATACAAGAGGAAAATAATAGATTAAGTTCATCTTTTGAACAGCGACTTTTTCCTTTAACAGAGTATGATCGATACATAGCAAATTTGGACCAAGAGATAGTAAGAACTAAACAACTTGCCGAGACTCAAAAAAGAGGACTCACAGATGGCGAAACAGCAAGGATAGATGATTTAGAGAAAAGAAGGATTTTAGTAGATAAAATTAATACAGCAGAAACTAATGCTGCTAAGGACATAGTACGTATTGAAAAAGAGCTTACTAAAAGAAGTATAGGAAAAACAAAACTAGTAAAAGAAGAATTAAATTTGAAAGCAAGTATTGAAAAACGTCTTGCAAAAGAAAACATTTTAAGAACTCGTATAACCGCTGCACAAAGCCTAATGGTAAAAGATGCAGAAAAACTTAAAGCGCTACAAGGTATAGCTAGAGAAAATTTAAATGATGAACAAATAGCTTTACTTAATAAGCATGCGGCAAATCAAAGAGTGCTGGAGATGTCTCAGGACGAATTAGCGCTATCAGAAGCAAAAACCGAGGAACTAAAAAGACAATTAGATCTTGCTGCTCAAATTGGAGACGCCGCTCTTCAATCAATGGAATCTGGCTTAGCAAGAGAAATTGCAAAAGTTATAAAAGGTGAAGAAAAAAGCTTAAAAGATGCAATTTTATCCATTGTTAAAAGTATTGGAGAGGCGATTGCAGATGAGCTTGCGAAAGCGGCCGCTCGAGGTATAATGAAATTTTTTGGCTTTAAATCAGCCGCCGAAGATATGCAAGAAAAGATGGAAGCTGCAAATCTTGATAATCAAAATAAAATGAGGCAAGTAAATGCAGATGCAGCAGCAGATATGGAAGCTGCTATGAATCGTGCAATATCAAAAGTACCTACAGCCACTACTGCTCCAGGAACCCCTTCTCCTACTACAGGTATTCCTACTACTCCTGAATGTATTACTATTTGTCCTGAGACTTCTGTTTCCTCGCCATTAAGCGAAAAATGTGGCTGCCCTACAGGAATAGGGGAAGGAAAGCCCACAGAAGAAAGAGGATTTTTTGCTAAAATAGCTGATGCTTTTGGAATGGGGGGAGTTTATGACTCTATATTTAGTAAAAAAGAGCCTGGAACCCAAAAAGACCCTTCTGGCAGTGGCGACGTTGTAAAAGACCAAGCAGAAAAAGTAAAACAAGGAGCTTTCGATCCTTTCTTAGACAGTTTAGGAAAGCTTTTTGATAAAGATACTCCATTTCTAGAAGGATTAGGTGATGTATTTAGCAAAGGTCTTTCAGGTTTTGATCAAGTTTTTGGCAATATATTAAATGGATTTATGCAGGTTTTTGGAGGCGGAGGAAGTACTAGTGGAATGGGTTTTGCAAGTACCTTAATGAGTATCTTTGGATTTGCAAATGGAGGAATCGCAAAAGGCGGATTTAGATCTATGGCATACGCAAGTGGAGGAATTGCAAAACAACCCACATTGGGTCTTGTAGGCGAAGGACGCTATAATGAAGCAATTGTTCCTCTTCCTGATGGAAAATCAATCCCTGTTTCAATGGGTAAAGGTGCGGGTCAACAAAATAATGTTGTAATTAATGTTAATATTGATAAAGATGGAAATGCAAGCCAAGACGAAGCATCTACAGGATCAGAAGCATCTAAGCTTGGGCAAGCAATTTCGGTTGCTGTTCAAAGAGAGCTTCTTATTCAAAAACGATCTGGCGGAATCCTTAATCCTTATGGAGTATCTTAATGAGTACTTTTACTTTTACAATCCCTATAGGCGCAATAGATGGAACAAATCCTACTACTGCAAAAGTACTTACAATCGATAGAGGATTTACTCGACAAGTAAAACCTAGAGTTCTTGTAGCAAGTTTTGGAGATGGATACGAACAAAGAGTTGCAAATGGAATTAATACAAAAGATGATAGACTAAATATTTCTTTAAAAAATAGAGCAGCAAGTGAAATAAATGAAGTTGCTGCATTTTTTGATGCTTTTGTAGGAAAAAGTTTTACTGCCACAATTGGCGAATATGGAAATGCAGGTAAATCTTTTAAAGTAGTTTGTGATAGTTATAATATAACCTATGTACAGCCCACTGTACATTCTTTAACCGCAGTATTTAGACGAGTTTATGAACCGTGACAAATATAGTTGATAAAATTGAACTACAAGAAGTTGTTGAAGGCTCAGATTTTGAAAGTATTATTGAGCTTTTTGATGTTACAATTGTAGGAACTAGTACTACTTTATATTTTGCAAATATGCTGGATGTAGAGGCAATAAGTAGTGCTACTTCGGCCAATCAAGATAATATAGTTTGGAATAATAATGAGTATGTAGCCATTCCTATACAATTAGAAGGGGTTGCTATGGATTCTTCAGGTCCCGCTGCTCGCCCCACTTTAACAATTGCAAA